CCGACCAGTAATCAAATGCCGGCGCTCCAGTGGTAGCACTACCCTCCACAAAGGATGCCGTAACAGTAATAGCAAGGCCGTCGACACTTGCTGGGACTGATGCGGTGCCAGCTGCCAAGGCACTGGAAACAGTCGCAAAAATACCTGTAGCCGAACCGAATGTTGCGGTAACAGTCAGGTCCAAGCCAGGAACCTGGAAGCCGACAGCGCTAAAGCTGACGGTGACCGTCTTGCTCAGGCCGTTGGTGGTCAGTGCCTCGCCCTCGGTGAGGCTTGTGACCACAATGCGGTACATGCCATCGACGATGGCGCCATCGGGCGGGACAGTCTCCAGCGTCAGTTCGACGTTGTACCGGCTGTAGTACGAATCCTCGACTGTTGGTGGTTCTTTGTAGCGCCAGAGGTAGTTTGCGAGCTGGTAGTCGGCTGCTGTGACGCCACCCCAGACGGCAGAAGGAAGATCGAAGCTATCGAAAGTACCGAGCTGTCCTTGGTAGTGGGACAGAATGCTCAGCATCGAGGCTTCGGTGACGGCTGTAAAAGTCAGCCGCACTTGACTGGCAAGCATCACATTGCTGTGGCGCACTCGGTTTTGCCAGCCGCTGATGGTGTTGAACGGCGTGTGCGGATACTCTCCAGGCGTAAATGTCCGGCCGCTCGGTGTGAGTGTTGGGAAGGTTGCCATTACGAGACGCCCACAACTCCGCCTGTTGTCCAGTAGCTAGCGCCATTTGCCACTGCAGCCAATAACCCAAGCTCTAGCACTTCTTGGCCGCCACTGGCGATGCTGATTATCTCTGAACCGTGAAACAATACCTTTCTATCATTGCTCAATACATTGCCAGCCGCTGATACCCAACTATCTACCGACTCAACGCCTGCTGCGTTAGTGAATACTGTAGCGCCGTTTCGCCTGAATGTTGATGCTTGATCGTTGCATGGCACATTATAACTAATGACCGGCGCTAACTTGGTAGATGGAGTTGTAGATGTGTCAAGCGTGTGAACTGCAACCTTTCTAAACGTTATATTGGTATAGGTCTTAGTAATAGGAGACGGCGTAAGGTTGAATGTTGGTGCATTCGTTAAGCAATTAAATCCACTTTCAGTATGATAGAACTTGACTGTGACTGTTGCTGTTATATTTTCGTTGTATTCGGGCATAACCATCAGCACAGGAATAGGATCTAACAGTTGCGGTGCGCCGCCAGGACACGTCACTTGAGGTGTAAGTGTCTTGCCCAAGTCATCGCCAGTTGGCGTGTAAGTATTGCTTGTGGCGCCACTAATAGGTGATCCGTCACGCAGCCACTGGACACTGCAAGGTGTTCCAACCGTCAGCGGCAGTCCCACCAGTCCATTGTTGTTGGGATCTAATCCATTAACCGGCGGCAGGTCGGGATCAAGGTCATCGTCGGGATTCGGACCGCCATCATCAGGTTCAGAATCGCGTGGGCCGCCGCCGCTGTTGCCTCCACGATCAATCGTGACTTCCGCTCCTGCACCTGTAGATGTACCAGTGCCGCTGGAGTCCGTCGGATCATTGGCATCGCCGGGCTCGATGAACTGCTCAGCGGGAATGGTGTTGTTTGTGGATGAGTTTTCGTCGCAATCCACGCCTGTTCTTGTGGACGGAATAATCAGTCCAGATCCAGTGGCTGCTGCAACATCCAGAGCGATAAGGCTGCGGTTTTGATCGTCTACGGGGAAATGCACGGCTTCGTAGGTCAGATCCCCAGCAAGCGTCTTAGTGACACGCTCGACTTGGTACAGGTAGTGGTGGGCTGAAGCGATATAGTTTGTTGCTTGGCGCTGCAAATTGACGGCAATAATGTCGCCGACTGTTACGGATACGTTATAGGCTTGGGGGCGAGTCGAGAATCGAATAACGTGCGTTGGATAAGTACGTTTTGCAAGAATATACGCACCGACTTTTACGGCATGGTTCTCGTTTGTGCAGAACTCGCTTAGATCGTGAGTTTCGTAGGGGCCAGCCTCGGCAGTGCCGTTGTATCGCACCTCAGCAGTACGGATAATTCCAATGTCGCTTTCGATTTGCTGGCGCCAGACGACTTGCGCGACAAATGGCAGGCGGTCGGCCAGAGACGTGTAATCAATTTCCAGAGTTCCAGGGAGAATGTAGTCCTCGGTAAATGTAAACTCGGGTGTAATTGGACCTACGTTGATAGCTCCAGTTGCTGTGGTAGGTAGCAGCGGGCGAAGACCTTTCTTGCCTCCATCGTTACTTTCACCTAGCAGAAAATACGGCGCCCACTTGGCTATGAAATCGGCGTAATTTGTACTTGTAGTTAGTTCGCAGTTACAGGTAAAGCTGTTGTACTCCAGGAAAGTGGCGGCAGCTAACAGCGCGGTATTATCGATTAGAGCACTCGGAGTACGAGCGGTATTAGTCAGCAACCATTTAGTGAGGTCCGCGAAATTGTCGCTGGGGCCGTACACGTTGTCGTACAGCCGCGTGACGTGCATTCCACCTCGAATGAACAGGTGGACTTGACGTTTGTAGCGGTCTGAACCGTCTGGGTAGTAAGGACTGATGAAGCTGACGGTACTGATGTTGGGGTACAGGCCAACGCTGCCGCAGAAATAGGGGGCTTCGGGAAGGTCGTATGGGACTGGGTTGAAAGGATCGGTTAGGTCGTAGCGCTGAAGGAAGTAGTTGCCGGGTGGCCAAGTTCCAGCGCGGCGATTGTAAGTTTGGGTGTGCACCCCAACGCGGCAGGCACCTTGGAAGACGTCTTTGACTGGGATACTGGAGATAAGCCCTTCACTGACAGGTAAGTGGTAATGCGCTTTTCGCGTGTTGTACGGGTTGTTGAAATAAGCGGCTTCGCTTGCTCCAGGGCTGACGAGAATACCGCCTTTGTTGTTGCGGAAACGAGCAAAAACAATCGGTACGGGTTCACCTAGTTTGATAAAGCGCTGTGCGGATTCAAGTTCGTTGCTGCTATAAACACGGACATCTTTCTTATTGCCGGCAGGCGTATTGATCTGCCCGGCTTGGATGGCCAGGAGTACCAGTGGGTCTGAGGCGGAGATCCAGCTCATTCGCGTACTCCCTGGCCCATGATGGCGATTGTAAATTTGCGCGGTGGAACTTGTGCCCCGACTGGAGATAATGCGGATCCCAGTTGCAGGGTAAGACTGGTCAGTGTGCTGCGTCCACCGACGACTTGGCCGGTGTAGGCGGCAACGAGTTCTTGGCCGGCTTGTGGAGAGTTGTTGCCTTCCAGCACATCAAATTGGTAGATGCTGAGATCGACAAGGCGGCCTTCCCGCATGGCGGCCTCGAAGGCTGTCAGCACCATGCTTGTGGCAGCGGTGGTGACGGTCACGTTGGACTCGTCGCCGCTGATGCCGGCTGTGATGCCGTCAGCGATGAACGGCACGTACAGCCATTTCGCCCCAGCCCAGGTCACGCTGTCGTTGGCGTAATACGACTGCCAGCGGTTGTAGGTGGTGCCGCCGGTGTCGTAGATGCGCAAGTATTGGCTTTGTGCTCTCATCAGGCAATACCCAAGGCCAAACGTGCAGACGGCTTGCGCAGGCCGCTAATGACGCTATTGGCAGTTATGCGCATTGCCCGTTCCATGTCTGCCACTGTGACGTAGCGCTCGCCATTGAACTCCATTACAGGGCCAGTCGTGATATTGATGACGGCACCGCCGCCAGGGCGATTGCCGGCTAACACTGCATCACCTCGAGCGCCGGCCAGGAAGTTAGCGCTGGCACGCGCCATCTTGGATTCAGGCACAATGTATTCGCGCTCTCCACCTTCGCCGACCATTGCAAGCGTTGGCCGGTTGACAGTGCCACCTTCCGCAAACTGCGGAAGACTGACCTTGGGAATGAACCCAATATCCGGGCCTGGTAGTTTGTTGAACTTGCTGATTAGGAAGTTGATCGCATTGATGACCGCGTTGATGTTGTTTGAGATTGTGTTCAGCACGCCGTTCAGCACACCTTTGATCGTGTTGATGATGCCCTTCCATAGATCGACGACAGCATCACGGGCCTTGGTCATCGCATCTGGTATGAACCTAGATACGGTATTCCATGCCTTGCTGATTGGCTCAACAACATAAGCATTGAAAGCATTGGTCAGATTCTTCCATTGCTTGCCGACCCAATCAAGCAATTTGGACACAGGCTCACGCAGGGTTGCATTAAAAAGCTCAACCCAAGGCCTGATAAACAGCTGATACAGGATTGCGATCCATGCCTCGGCAGCCCATTTGATCACGCCCGCTACTGCATCAAATGCTTTGCGAGCGGCATCTATGGTGCCATTCCAAAGATTCACAAGCAAATCTCTAATGGGCTTGCTCCATTCCCATAGCCAAGCTGCAAACTTCATCAATGGTTCACGGAATGCAATCGCTGCTGCAGTCAATGCAATGACGGCAAGTGTGATCCAGCCAGCTGGACCGGAGAAGAATCCAACCAATGCCGGCAGTAGTGTGCCGGTCAGCCATGCCAGCAGGCCGCTCAATGCTGCAGTGATGGCAGCCACTGCAGGACCGATTGCGCCAGCCCAGCCGGCGATAGTGGCGCCAATTCCAAGGCCACTCAGAATGCCGCCCAGGGCAATGATTGCATTGATTGCAGGTGCCAGCACTACAAGCGCAAACGCCAGTCCGCCGATCGCAAGTGTCAGTGTCTGCACCGGTTGCGGCAATTTGGAGAACGCCTCTAACATGCCGGCCAATCCATTGGCCAATTGCGTGATTGATGGCAGCAGTGCAGTCACCGCTTTATTGAATGGGCCGGCCAGGCTGCGAGAGATATTGTTAATCGCATCATTGAATTGATCAGCACTCTTTGCCATGTCGCCGCTGATCGTGGCCTGATATTGACTGAGCGCTTCACGGCCTTGATTCAGCATTGGAATCAAGTCAGTGCCGGCCTTGCCAAATAGCTTCATGGCTAACGCTGACTTCTCAGCGCCATCTGGCATCTTGCTGAATCGATCGGCAACAGCAAGCATCAAGTCATCAAGTGGCCTGATGTTGCCATCAGCATCCTTGGCTGCAATGCCCATGCCTTGCAATGTGGCGCGGATCGCTTCACCTGATTTGCCGGTATCAGCAACACGCTTCGCCAGTTGCCCCATCCCTTTGGCAACACCCTCGATGCTGCTGCCACTATCCTCTGCTGCAGCGCCAAACTTGCTGAGTGATTCAACTGCAACGCCAGTGCGTTGACTCATATCATTCAGATTATCAGCAGCATCAATTGAGTTCTTGGCCATCACGCCAAGGCCTGCAATTGCAGCTGCTGGCACCAATGAACCAAGCAGTCCGCCGACGCCTTTGGCGGCCTGCCCCATCCGCCCAAGGCCAAGCTGCGTACCTTCAGCAGCCTTGTTCAGACTGCCAAGGCTACGGCTAAGGCCATCCAGCTCGCCCTGCCCCTGGACATCGGCTCTGACCTTAAGGACAGCATCTAGGTTCATTTCTGCTGCTCGCCAATGGCCTGCAGGATTTCAGCCTCGATGATCTGCAGATCGCTCAGCATCGCAGCTTCATCGGTGACTGATCGCAGTCTAAACACCCACGACACAGCACCATAATCCAATCCAATCAGCCCATTTGGGCCGGATCGCCATTGCGTCTGGCAATCAAGGAACATCATCAAAGCCGGCCACGCCTCAGGTTCCACATCAAAATGCTCAGGCTCGTCAGGCTCAAACCCAACAATCCCAAGCACTGACGCATCATCTGCTGTTTTGTCAATCACGCCACCCTTGAACCAATGACGGGCGGCGTCTCTCAGTTTTTTGCTTTGTTGCCTGTCACGCTCTCGAAGTACGCAACCACAATGCCGCTGGCTACTGCAGGAATGTCAAGAAGCTCATCCTTGGCCTTGGCCGTGAATGGCACTTCTTCGCCGTCCTCATCAAGTACATTGGCCCAACCCGCCAGCACCTCATCGGCCACAGATTGATCTGTGATTTCAACGGTTGGATCACTTTGCTTTGCGCGCACCTGATCTTGGATCTCGTTAATCCTGGTCTGCGGCAGCCGCTTGAACTGCGCATCAAAGGTCTGCTTCTCCATGCGGCCGCCATCAGCCGGCAGTCGCAAGACAACCGGCCATGTATAGGTTGCAGAGCGGCTGAGAACAAAAGCCATGCGGATCAGGCAAAGGTTAGGACGACTTCATCATTGCCAGCGCTGGTTGGAATTGCCACATAGGGCAGGTTCAGCATCTGGACGCCATCCATATCGTCGTATGCAGGGTTGCTGATGTCAACCTTTGGCGCCACCAAGGACACGCGATTGCCGGCAGTTGTGCCATGAAGCAGCGTCAGCAGGCCTGTGGTGTCATCATTGGCGATCGTCCAGTAGTCCTTAGTAGCAACTGAGACCGCCTCGATCATGCACTCGCCAGACGGTGCGCGGTTGGTGATCATGACCTCCTTGTCACAGCCAACCAGCTCGCGGTAAACGATCTCATTTGCCATCTCAAGGCTGAGCGATTGCAGGCAACCTGAATGGCCAAGGAAGCTGAAGGTGCTGCTATTGCCAGACTTGAAGATCAGTGGTGTTGCCTGTGCGCTATAGGTTGTGGTCGGCGCAGCCGTATCGGTCACGGCGTTGTAGATGCCGGTGAACTCGAAATCAATCGTCGGGATAGATCCAACTTCAACATTCAGCGTGAATGTGCCACGGCAGCCTGTAGCTTTGTGCAGCACACCATCATTGTTGAAGTAGATGGTTGCTGAACTGAAGCTGCTGCTCACTGGCTTGTAGCCGACATTTGCAGCAATGCTGTAGGCACTGGTGCCATCAGGCGTGAATGCTGCGGTCGTCTTCTGCACCGTTGCAACCTTGCTGCTGCCCACGTAGCCAGTGATGACGCCACTGCTGCCAGAACCAGTGCCACTGGTGATGCTGATCACCATGCCCACATAGGCATCATTCGTTGCGCTGGCACCAGCCGCAAGCGTGATGCTACCAGCGGAGCCGGACTGTGCAGTGCCTGTCACAGCGCTGCTGGTTGTGGTCTCAGCCATGCCGCAAGCCTTCAGCAGGCTGCCAAATCGCGGCGCCGTAGCAGCAGTGCCCGATCCGGCCAGCTCGACCTGGAAGCTCATCATGACGCGTGTGTTAGCCAGCAACTGATCGCTGTTGCCAAGGTACGGGCGAATCAGCTCGCGGCTGACAACTTCCGCCTCGATCGGTGTGACATCAATCGATCGAACCAGCAGCGCATCGGTGCCGGCTGGGCTTGAATCAGTCCCGTAGGTGCTTTCGCCTTTGACGAGAATCAGTTGCTTGCGCGACAGGAGTGCCATTGTCGGGTGCCTCTGGGCTTGGTGTGGCCGGCTCGACGGGGCGCCTTACGCCGGATTCGTCCAGGATGTAAGAGCCACCCTGGCCTGTGTATTCATCTTGCATGGTAGCTAGGGTCAGGCTGCCGCCAGATTAGCCACAGCCGTGCGATAGCGGATCAGGTAATCGCAGCTGATCACTCCAGCCGGCTGGTCTGCTTCCACCATGTCAAACTGCACGCCGCGCGGCTCAATGCTCATTGCGTAACCGCCAATGGTCTGGTCCGCCATGACTCTGCTATGTAGATCCTCGACAATTGCATCAGATTGTTGATCCGGTATTGCACCACGGACAATGACGGCGATCCGTATGGTCAGCGTCCAATCGGTCTTGCAGAAACTGACATCTGTATTGGCCTGATCTGAGATCGGCTCCACCACGATCGCGGGTGACTCACCGCGCGCGAATGGTTCCACCCTGCTGCGGTAAATCCTGGTACTGACGCCAGTGGTACCAGTCAGCGCCGTGCGTACACCAGCAATGATTGATTCGCGGCGTGTCGTCATGACTCAGAAGATAAGGACATTGCGCCGCCTGGTGGCGCCGGCCTTTGTCAGTGTGACAGCGTGACCTGTCAGCGTAAATGATCCAACAGTGGCAGGCAGTTGATCGCTATGGCGAAGACTTGCCTGATTACCTGTGAGGCTAAATACACCGCGATCACCAGCGATTATGTAACTGGCAGTCAGCGTCGCCGTCTGGCCTGCAAGGGTGAAGACGCCAGTATCGGCC